GACAACATCGTCGGCGAAGTGGCGACCCATGCGGCTGTCGAGGAAATCGCGGATGCCGATCATCTCGTCCTCGCTGTCGGTGCCGATGGCAGCAGCGATCAGGCGCGAGGCAAGCGTCCAGACTTCCGCGCTGCGGCGGTCGCGATGCGGGCAAACAGTCAGGGTCCGGAAGAACCCGTAGTCCTCGTTGCGGCTGGGCAGAATGGGGTGCGTGGTCATGGGCTTGGATCCTTTGGTGCGGTGCATCGTTTTGCTGAGACAACCATCGCTCTGACAGGGTGATTAGCGTAGTCAATTCGGCGCAATTTGATTGCTTTTTTGCACCCCACGCAGGGAGGTCAGTTCACGCCATACACCGGCCTGCCAGATATAAAGATGGCAAAGTTCGCAAGTGGGCTGTTGCAGGATGCGGGGCGCGCGTGGTGGATCAAAACAATCCAGTGCGTCCGCACGCACCTGCCGGATTTCGCGGGCGGCAAGAATGTCCTCGGGTGTCCAACGGGCCAGCGCTGGCAGCATATGGGAGGGGTAACCATCAAAATGCACATACACATGCGCCCATTCGTCAGGCCCTGTCTGGATGGCGATTTGTGCGCGGGTGCTCATGGTCCGTCCTCCTTCAAATCAGCTTAAGCTCGGCCAACGCCGCGCAGGCGGCAGTAAGCTGGCTGGTCGACAGTTCGACCTTGATATGCGAGAAGATGTCCGAGACCTCAGCCTTGACGCCGTCCTCCCGCAGCGCGGTCTCGATGGCCTCCGCGATGGCGTTGGGGCGGCTGCGGTCGAAATGGTCGGGCAGCATTGCGTGGTCGATGCGGATTGTTGTGGTCGCCATGCTCATGGTCTTCTCCTCAAGCCTGCTGTTCGATGAGGGCGAGAATGGCGATCGCCATCCCGCCGAGGTACTCGCTGCGGCGAAACACGATGTCATCGATCTCGCCCGCGCAGGTAATGGCGGGATCAACAGCCAGGCTCTCGGCCATATGTGGCAGCAGGCTTTTGGCTTGGGCGTTGTAGCGTTCTGCAAGGGTCATTGCTTTGTCTCCGTTCAGGCGTGTTTGCTTGTACTGAGAATCGCTCTGACGGGCAGTATAATCAACTCAAATAGAGCGGCTTTCCCGTTTATTTACAATATGTTGAGGGCATCCCAAGCGCCATGGAAGGTCTATCCGAACGCGCCTATGCAGAACATGCAGGCCTGTCGCGCGGCGCCGTGCAGAAGGCCCGCAAGAATGGCCGCCTGGTGCTGTTTGGGGACGGGTCAATTGATGCAGTGGCGTCTGATGCACGCCGCGGTGCAATGACCGATCCGGATCAACTGATGCGGTCGCGGGGTGGTGTTGGAGGGGTTGGCGCGGGTGGTGATGGTGGAGGGATTAGCAGCGGTAATATCTCAGGCACTGGCGGCGTGTCAGGGCCAGGCGACAGCACCTCCTATCTCAAGGCCCGCACGGCGCTGACGGTGTATCAGGCGCAGGAACGCCAGCTATCGATCCAGCGCAAGAAGGGCGTGCTGGTGGATCGTGCGCGGGCGGAAACGCTAGTGTTTCGCCTGGCCCGTCAGGAACGTGATGTCTGGGTCACCTGGCCCACCCGTGTGGCGGCCCTGATGGCTGCCCAATTATCCGCAGAGATGGAAAGGGCATCCGGTGATGCGGTGACGATCGAGACTGCGATCCTGCAAAGGGTGCTGGAAACCCATGTCAGAGAGCAACTCACCGCCCTGGCCGACCTCAGGGTCTCGCTTGAATGATGACAGCAACGCATACGACCTGACCGACGACAACCTGACAGCAGATCTCGATCTCGCCTTTGATGGCGCCGAGGACATTCTACGCGTCTGGCGCAACGGCATGCGGCCGGACCCGGACCTGACCGTGTCGGAATGGGCAGATGCGCACCGCAAACTGTCATCACGCGCGTCAGCCGAGCCCGGACAGTACCGCACATCGAGGACGCCTTATCTGCGCGCAATCATGGATGCACTGTCGCCAAACCATCCGGCGCAGCGGATTTCGTTTATGAAGGCCGCACAGGTCGGGGCCACGGAAGCGGGCAACAACTGGATCGGCTTTGTCATCCATCACGCGCCAGGACCCATGCTGGCGGTGCTGCCCACGGTGGAGATGGCCAAACGCACGTCGCGGGGCCGGATTGATCCGCTGATTGAAGACAGCCCCGCGCTGAAGGAGCGCGTGCAGCTAGCACGCTCGCGCGATGCCGGCAACTCGATGCTGTCGAAGGAATTCCCGGGCGGCATTCTGGTGCTGACGGGGGCAAATTCGGCAACCGGCCTGCGGTCGATGCCAGCACGCTATGTGTTTCTCGATGAGGTCGACGCCTATCCTGCCTCGGCCGACGAGGAAGGCGATCCGGTCACGCTGGCGGAAGCCCGCACCACAACCTTCGCGCATCGGCGCAAGGTCTTCATGGTCTCGACGCCCACCATCCGCGGGCTGAGCCGGATCGAGCGGGAGTTCGAGGCCAGCGACCAGCGGCGGTATTTCGTGCCCTGCCCGCATTGTGACCATAAGCAATGGTTGCAGTTCGAGCGCCTGCGCTGGGCGAAAGGGCTGCCGGAAACGGCGGCCTACACCTGTGAAGGGTGCGAGAAACCCATCGCCGAGCACCACAAAACGCAGATGCTGGCGCGCGGTGAATGGCGGGCTACGGCAGTGTCGGACAATCCGCATGCCATCGGGTTCCACCTCTCAGCGCTCTATTCGCCGATCGGCTGGAAAAGCTGGGAGCAGATCGCGCGGGACTGGCTGGCCGCCCAAGGCTCCGACGAGATGTTGCGGGCCGCGCGCAACACACTCTTGGGCGAGACCTGGGTTGAAAGCGGCGAGGCACCGGAATGGCAGCGACTTGCGGATCAGCGGTTTACTTTCCCCGCGCAGATCCCGATGGGCGGGCTGTTCCTGACGGCCGGTGCCGATGTGCAAAAAGACCGCATCGAGCTCGACGTCTGGGCTTGGGGTCGCGGGCTGCAAAGCTGGCTCGTCGATCACATCGTCATCCCGGGTGGACCAGATGATCCTGCCTGCTGGGACAAGCTGACCGCGCTGCTGGGTCGGACATGGGTGCATGAGCATGGCGCGGTGATGCCACTGGCCAAACTGGCGATCGATACCGGCTATGAAACGGCCGCTGTTTACGGATGGGCGCGCAAGCAGGGCATTGCGCAGGTCGCACCTGTGAAGGGCCTAGAGGGGTTCAACCGGGCGACACCCGTCTCGGGGCCAACCTTTGTCGATGCCACGGTGAACGGTCGCAAGCTCAAACGCGGGGCCCGGCTCTGGACGGTGGCCACCGCCACCTTCAAGGCAGAGACCTATCGCTATTTGCGGGTCGAGCGGCCCAGCGATGAAGATCGTGCGCTGGGCCTCCCCGATCCGGCCGGCATGATCCACCTGCCCGACTGGGCCGACAACGAATGGCTCAAGCAGTTGGTAGGTGAACAACTGGTCACGATCCGCAACAAGCGCGGCTTTGCCCGCCAGGAATGGCAAAAGCTACGGGAGAGGAACGAGGCGCTCGATACGCGGGTCTATGCGCGCGCAGCAGCCTGGATCCTTGGCGCAGACCGCTTTGACGAGCGGATGTGGCGCCAGCTGGAAAAACAGGCTGGTGTGGAAACCGCCGCAACCGTGGCACAGCCCGAGACCGACAAATCGGCTGAGCCGCAAGCTGGGCGCATCACAGCACCGCGGCGGCGTGGCTGGAAAATCAGCACGCCAAAATACATGGAATGAGCAAAACTTGATGACCCTCGATGATCTCAAATCCCGCCACAGCGCGTTGCTGGCCGCGCGCTACAGCGGCACGCGGTCTGTCAGCTATGACGGCAAGACAGTCACCTACGGCACAGATGCCGAACTGGCGGCTGCGATCAGTGACATCGAGCGCCGGATTGCGAAAGCCGAGCGTGGTGCCGGGCGCATCCTGCGCCCTCATGCCGTGAAAGACCTATAATGAACTGGCGGCAGCGTTTGGGCGCATTCATCGGTGGGTTTGATGCGGGCCAGCATCACCGCCGCCTGCGCGGGTTCCGTGCAACACGCGCCCATGTCAACGCGCTGATCGCCGCCTCTGGTCCCGACATCACCGCCCGCGCGCGCTGGCTGGTGCGCAACAATGGCTATGCGGTAAATGCCGTGGAGAGCTGGGCTGCCAATACCGTGGGCGATGGGATCAAGCCAATCTCGAAGATTGGTGATGCGGCCCGCAAGGAGGAGCTGCAGCGGCTCTGGCTGGCCTGGACCGACGAGGCAGATGCCGAAGGGCTGACGGATTTCTACGGGCTGCAGCGCCGCGCCGCACGCGAGGTGTTTATCGCAGGTGAGGTGTTTTTCCAGATCCGGATGCGCCGTGCAAGTGACGGGCTGACGGTCCCGCTGCAACTGCAGATGTTGCCCGCCGAGATGCTCCCACTGGAGCAAACAGGCGTTGCGGCCAACGGCAATGCAATCCGCCAGGGCATCGAGTTTGACCGGATCGGGCGGCGTGTGGCCTATCACTTCTTTCGCCGGCATCCAGGCGACAGCACTGACCCTGGCCTCGCAGGGGAGATTGTAAGGGTGCCAGCTTCAGAGATCATTCATGTGATTGACCCGCTCGAAGGTGGTCAGCTGCGCGGGGTATCAAAGCTCGCCCCGGCCATCGTGAAGCTGTTTCTGCTCGACCAATATGACGATGCCGAACTCGACCGCAAAAAGGTCGCGGCGATGTATGCGATGTTCGTCACCTCGCCCGCCCCGGAGAACCCGCTGGCACCAGTCGAGGAGGATGAAGGTCCTGCCGGGGTCGAGATCAGCCCTGGTCAGGTTGTGCGGCTTGATCCTGGTGAAGACGTGACGGTCGGCCAGCCCGCCGACAGCGGCGCGACCTATGAGCCGTTTCAGTACCGCACCTTGCTGCAGATCTCGGCAGCCCTTGGCATTCCCTATCCGTATCTGGCCAACGACATGGTGAAAGGCAACTTCTCGAACTCGCGGCTTGCCCTGATTGAGTTCCGCCGCCGTGTCTCGGCCTGGCAGCATTCGGTGATGGTCTATCAGCTCTGTCGTCTGGTCTATGCTCGCTGGATGGATGCAGCGGTGCTGTCGGCCGCACTGGACCTGCCCGGCTTCGAGGCCAATCGCTCCCGGCTGCTGGCTGCGGACTGGCTCCCCACCAAATGGGACTGGGTCGATCCGCTGAAAGACGCCAATGCCGAAATCGCCCAGATTGAAGCCGGGCTCAAATCACGCAGCCAGGCCATTGCCGAGCGCGGCTATGACGCCGAACAGGTCGATCGTGAGATCGCGGCGGAACGGGCGCGCGAGCGGGCGCTGGGTCTTGATTTCCGTCGTCCGGGGTCGCCCGCGCAGGGCGTGCAGGCGGTGCCGGTTGAGGGAGAGGAAGCAGACCAAGAAGACAACGACGATAACGCGGAGGACCGTCCGCGCCCTGAAGAGGACCAACCCTGATGCTTCACGCTCGCATAGCCGCACGTGCGTTCAACACGCCGCTGCTGGTTGAACCCTCCAAGGCGATGGCGTTTCTGTCCGGGCTTGGGCCGCGCATTCTTGGGCGGCAAGTCGAGCTGGCAGGCATTGATATGATCGATGAACCGAGCACAAGCGCCCTGCCCGCCCGCGCCAGCATTCTGGCCGGTAGCTTGCCTGAGAGACTGCGTCAGCATGGAGATGCACCCTACCCCGTCGTGGACGGAATTGCCGTGATCGAGATCTCTGGCGTGCTCATTCACAGAGGCGGCTGGATCGGCCAATCCTCAGGCCAGACAAGCTATGAGGGGATTGCGGCGCAGATTGATGCAGCAGGCAATGATCCGTCGGTCCGCGGCCTCGCATTGGAAATTGACAGTTTTGGCGGCGAAGTCGCTGGTGTTTTTGATTTGGCAGATCGCATTCGGGCCATTCGGGGCAGCAAGCCGGTCTGGGCTTTCATCGCCGAACATGCCTTTTCGGCGGGCTATGCGCTCGCCTCTCAGGCCGATCGGATATTGCTACCCAGGACGGGTGCTGTCGGCAGTATCGGCGTTGTTGTGATGCATGCCGACATGAGCAGCCAGCTGGATCAGGACGGCATGCGCGTTACGCTGATCCATTCTGGTCAGCACAAGGTTGATGGCAATCCTTACGCGCCTTTGCCTGACGGAGTTCGTGCCGACATCCAGGGCGAGATTGATGTGCTGCGGTTTCTCTTTGCTGAGACAGTCGCTGCGGGTCGTGCAGGACGACTGGATATGGATGCCGCCATGGCCACCGAGGCCGCAACCTATCGCGGCGCTAACGCCGTCGCCGCAGGTTTAGCTGATGAGGTAACTGATCTGGCAGGCGGGCTGACCGCCTTCCGTCGAGTCGTATCCGGTCGTTCAGTATCCAAGATCGCACGCCCAATTTCCGCATCAGCACGCCAGACCATTACCCAAACCAGCCCCCGAAAGGAATTAACCATGGCCCAAGCGCCTGACACCGAAACCACCTCGCCGGAGGACGCCAATGATCTGCAGATGGATGATACAGACAACACTTCTGATGCTGCACCAACAGATGATGAGGCCCCTACGGCCGCCGGCGCGCCCGCTGCATTGGTATCAGAGGCAAGCTTACCCACGCCGCCAGATCCGTCCGCGTCAGTGGCACCTGCCCCGGCCGCAGAACAGCCCGGCAATCTGGCCGAAATCTCGGCGCAGATGCGCGAGGCGGCCGCGGAGGTCGCCGAAATAGCCGCCCAGGCCGGACGGCTCGGTGTCACCATTGATGCCGCACAGGCGCTCCGCGACGGGACCACACCAGAGGCTTTGCGCTCACGCGTGTTGCAACGCGCAGCTGCAGCAGCTGACGCCCACGATATCGTGGCAGCCCCGCCCTCACCTGTTCTTCCCAAAGTCACGGAAAGCCCGATCGTCGCCGCCGCGAAACGTGCGGCCTCAGCAGGGGTAAACGGCTGAGCGCCAGACCCACTCTTGACGCCCAGCCAACTGATCCCCTGCCGCGCCTCCCCGGCGGGGGATTTCTTTTTGCACCCAGATTACAAGGATCCCCGACATGACCGTCCTGACACAGCCGCCCACCATGGGCGATGTTCTCAAATACGAGCTCAACCCGAACTTCACCCGCGAAACCGTCACGCTGCTCGCCGGTGTGGCCTATCCCGTCGGTGCCGTCCTTGGCCGCATCACGGCCAGTGGCAAATACAAGCTGTCCACATCGGGTGGCAGCGATGGGGCGCAAAACGCGGCAGCGGTACTGCTCTATGCGACTGACGCGCGCGCAGCAGACCAAGACGCTGTCGTGATCCTGCGCGGCCCCACCATCGTTTCCAAGGCCGCGCTGGTCTTTGATGCCACCGTCGATGATGCGGCAAAGACCGCTACCAAACACGGCCAGCTTGCTGCGCTGGGCATCATCCCACGCGATACAGCCTGATCCTAAAGATCCTCCCTTCTTATCATTGCGCTTAAGCATATCACCCCCTCATTCTCCGGAGTTTCCCCATGACCATCACCCGCAACCCGTTTGACGCGGGCGGCTATTCGCTCGCCGAGATGACGCAGGCCATCAATATCCTGCCCAACCTCTACACCCGCCTCGGCCAGATTGGCCTGTTCCGCTTTGAGGGCGTCACGCAACGCTCCATTGTCATCGAGCAGCGCGAGGGCGTCCTCAGCCTTCTGCCCTCCGTCCCACTGGGCGCACCCGCCACCGTTGGGAACCGCGAGCAACGTTCGATGCGCAGCTTCGCCCTGCCCTGGATCCCACATGACGACGTGATTTTGCCCGCTGATATCCAGGGCATGCCCGCGCTGGGCCTGTCGGACGCGGCCGACCCGCTGGTCGAGGTGATGAACCGCAAGCTGACGCTAATGCGCCGCAAGCATGCCCAGACCCGCGAGTACATGGAGATGAATGCGCTGCGCGGCATCGTGAAGGACGGGGCCGGCACCACGCTCTATGATTATTTCAGCGAGTTTGGTCTGGAGAAAATCTCGGTCGACTTTGTCTTTGGCACAGCAGGCACCAATGTTCAGGGTAAGGTCCGGACCGTTCTGCGCGCCATGGAGGACAATCTGCTGGGCGAGACCATGACCACCGCGCATGCACTGGTCAGCTCGGAGTTCTTCGACAAGCTGATCAGTCATCCCAAGACCGAAGAGGCCTACAAGTTCTTCTCAGCGACCGGTGGCCAGCCTCTGCGTGAAGACATGCGCCGCGCGTTTCCCTTCGCCGGCATGTTGTTTGAGGAATATAACGGCTCCGTCACCCTTTCGAACGGCACATCAGAACGGCTGATCCCCGCAGGTGAAGGCATCGCTTTTCCACTCGGTACGTTTGACACCTTCACCACCTACGGCGGGCCAGCCAATCTGCTCGAGACCGCCAATACCATCGGCCTGCCACTCTACGCCCGCCAGATGATCGACGCCAAAGGCCGCTGGATTGATCTGATGACGGAAAGCTCGATCCTGCCGGTCAACAAGCGGCCGCGCATGGCGATCCGTTTGCACTCGGGCAATTGAAGCTGAGCCGTCATGACAGCTTTTGCAGGCGCACTCGATCTCCTCTTCGCTGATCCGAACCTTGCCCATGAAGCATGGCATCGTGACAGCGAAGGGCAGTTCAGCCGTATCCGCATTATCCCGCGTCGCAATGATGATGTGACCACGTTCGGAGCCGCGCGTCTGGTCTCGGAAACGATGCGCTTTGATGTACGCGTTTCCGAGCTACCCGCGCCCCGCCCCGATGAGCAGATCCTGCTTGGCGAAGAAACCTTCCTGATCCAAGGCGAACCCCTGCGTGATCGCGAGCGGCTGATCTGGACCATTGAGGCAACGCCGGCATGAAGCTCGATCTCTCTGTCGCGGGCGACATCGTCATCGCAATGCAAGCCGAAATCCTTGCAGGCGAAAAAGCAGTCACTGCTGCCATGCGCGCGGCGGGCGGCGATCTCAAATCCAACTGGCGCACCCAGATCACGCGCGCCCGTCTTGGACAACGTCTCGCCAATACGATCCGGTCCAAGACCTATCCTGCAACGGGCGAAAGCTTTGATGCTGCAGCACTGGTCTGGTCCAACGCGCCTCAGATCATCGG